GCCATATTTATTTAATATGAAAGATAAGATAAATGGATTGGGGGTTTATGAGTTAAAAACAAACCACCGTCATCCTATTGTTGATGATATATTGAAGTATTTTGAAGAAACAAAATCAGAGAAGTAAATGGTAGAAATTCCTATTTGGCCTGGTAGTTCCAGTTTCGCAACTGGTAGCACACCCTTTGGTACTTTCGATAGTGATACAGATTTTCAATCAGATATTGATAAATTTGCAGATTGGTGTGCAAAGAGATTGGGTTATCCAATAGTTGATGTTGAATTACAAGATGTAAATTTTTATACTTGTTTCGAGGAAGCAATATATGAATATTCATATAATGTAAATCAATTCAATATACAACAGAACTTATTGAGTATAATGGGTTCATCAACAAATTCAAATTTGACTCAAAGAAATATATCAACAAATATGGGTGGACTTGTCCAACTTGCAACTGAATACGGAAGCGAAACGTTTACTAATGGTAACGTAAAATTTTATTCTTCTTCAATTGATATAGTAAGAAATAAACAAAGATATGATTTAGACACACTTATCCGTGATGTAAAGGTTCCAACTGGATCAATCGAAATAAAAAGAGTTCATCATTATGCTCCGCCGGCATCCATGCGTTTTTATGATCCCTATTTAGGTAATCAAGCAATGTTAGATACATTTGGATTTGGTGCTTATTCAACTGGCGTATCTTTTATGTTGATGCCAATGTATGCAGATTTACTACGTGTTCAGGCAATTGAATTTAATGATATGATGCGTAAGTCTGCTTTTACATTTGAAATAATAGACAATGAAATGCGTATATTTCCAGTTCCTACCAGAGATTTCAAATTGTGGATAGAATATATTGTAAAAGAGGAAAGAAGTAATCCACTTAAATATCCAAATGGTCAAGTATCAGATATGTCAAATGCTCCATATGATTATATGATTTATTCCCAAATAAACTCACCTGGAAAAACTTGGATATATTCATTTGGTTTGGCACTTGCAAAAGAAATGTTAGGATATATTCGTGGTAAATACGGGAGTATACCAATACCAAATGGTGAAACAACTCTGAATGCCGCGGATTTATTGTCAGCGGCAACAGCTGAAAAACAGGCATTGGTAGAACAATTGAGAACAATGTTAGATACAATGACCAGAAGTAAATTACTTGAAGCAAAAAGATTAGAAACAGAGGCACTTGGTGCGAGTTTGAACGGAACACCTTTAGCAATTTACATAGGATAAACTAATGCCATTATTTCACGGACAAAGAGATGCTGGACTTGTTCACAAGTTTAATATGGAACTTGTTACCGATATAGTTGATACCGAGGTTGCGGTTTACAAACTTTCATTAGAAAATACAAAAACAAATTTGTATAACGAATCTGACAAAAAAGTTTATCATAGTCCAGTTAAAGTTCCTGCACTAATTGATTATCAGGCACAAACATATGAAGGAACTGAATTTGGTCAAGATTATCAACAGGCAGCAAATTTTGCATTTATTAGAGAATTTTTAAAAGATGTTGAAATTTTCATAGAAGTTGGTGACGTTATTGAATATAACGGAGAGTGGTGGGAAATTGATCAAGTTCAAGAGAATCAATTTTTTGGTGGAAAAAATCCAGATTATTCTTTTGCTACTGAAAAATGGGGACATAATGTTTCCATAGTGGCAATTACACACTTAACAAGACGTTCAAGAATACATATAGAAGAATTTAGAGTATCTATTCCAAACGATAATAACGATATACCGAGCAACATATAATGAATAATTCAAGTAAATATAGAAAACCACCACTTCGTAGAACACGTGATTCATTTATTGACGATGTAAATTCACAACAGCATCCAAGAGAGGATCTTGGTAAAGGCCGTCACAATCAAATAAGACGTGACAAAGACAAAACAAGAAATGTTGGGGTTACATTATACGATATTGATTTTTCAGTAAAATCTTTTGTTGATCAACAAATGAAAATGAAATTTGAAGACGGCAATGAGTCTATTTCAGTTCCAACAATATATGCTAATGCAGAAAAATGGGCATCTATACAAAAAGATGGTTTTCTTAAAGACAAGAAAGGAAAAACAATAGTTCCTTTAATAACATTTAGACGATCTAATGTTGCATTTAGATCTGATTTGAGAAGGAATAAAGTAGCAACAACAAATCAAATCGCATATATTATGCAACAAAAATATAATAGAACTACACCATACGATAGATTTAGCACTCAATCGGAAAAGAAAAGACCGTTTGAGTATTTTATCACTTCCATGCCGGATTATGTTGATTTATCATATGATTTTATAGCTTGGTGTGAATATCAGGATCAATTAAATTACATAATAGAAAATTTTATCTGGTATTCTGGTCAAGCATTTGGAGATAAAAACTATTTTAAGTTTTCAACAATTATGGATTCAATATCAATTGAAAACAGCAACACCACCGGTCAAGATAGAGTAATTAAGGCATCATTTCAAATAATAGTTCATGGTTATCTTTTACCAAAACATATTGCAGCTGAATCTACAACAAAACGCATTATCAGTCCAAATAAAATAAATTTTGTTTCCGAACTGTTTGGTGATATAAATTCTGTGCAGGATCCAAGTCGTGTTAGAATAGGTGACGGAACAGATGCATCTGGACGTTCTCTTTTTGGAAATCTAAACGATGATGCCGCTGCTAGATTGCGTGCATGGGAATTGCGTAAACAAAGAATGTTTGAAATAGCTGAAGGTAAATCTGCTGGGGTGTATCCTGAAGAAAATGATTGATATTTATATGTGTTATTTTACTTATTATTAAACGAGGTTTTATATGGCTGAGAACACAGAAATGGTTACAGAAAAAGATTTTTCACAAGAAGATATTGAAAATGTGAAAGATTTACAATCAAAATATGCAGCAACAACTGCACAACTTGGACAAGTTGAAATTGAGTTGCATATTTTAAATAAAAGATTGGAACAAATGAAAAGTTTACGAGAACAACTTTTTGAAAGATATGATAGTTTACAAAAAGAAGAAACTGATTTGGTTAAAACACTAAATGATAAATACGGTGATGGTGTTTTAGATTTAGATTCTGGAAAATTTATTCCATCCAAATCATAGTTTAGACTTTTTTAATTATATTTATATGCAGACTTAATTCTATAATTTTTTGGAGACAATAGTGGCTAATGAAAGAATTGTAAGTCCTGGTGTTTTTACCAATGAAAATGATCTATCATTCCTTCCACAAGGAATAGGAGCCATTGGTGCGGCATTAATAGGACCAACGCTAAAAGGACCTGCCTTCGTTCCTACTCTAGTTGAAGGATATAGTGACTTTGTAACGAGATTTGGTGGAACATACGAACAATCATATCTTCCTTATACTGCAAAGAACTATTTAAATAATGCCGGAAGTGCAACAATTGTTCGTGTTCTTGGATCCGGTGGATATTCATTGAAGCATCCAATTGCCATAGTTGCAACAGGTTCATGGGGTAAACAACTTATTTCGTTTTTACACCCAACATTTGTTGTTACCAATAGTGATGCAACTTCATTATTTGCAAAATCTACAATATCGGCAAATACTAGTGGTAGTTTTACCTTGACAATATCAGGTGGATTTACTACCGATTCAAGTGCATTTACAAATGCAACAGATGAAAATGGAAAGGCATTTTCTTTATCTATAAATCCAGAAAGCACTGCATATATCGGAGATATGTTTGGCTACAATCCATATGGAACACATGCTGTTTACAATTATGTTTCATTTAAGAAACAAGCATCTGCTTCTCTTGCATCTGATCCAGCAACTACCATAATAATGGAAACTGGTTCAGCCGGTTCTCCGTGGGACTTCACAGATGATTATTTGGAAGCACATACTCCATGGATAACATCACAGAAAGTTGGTGGTTCTGCATCAGACCTATTCCGTTTTCATACTCTTTCTCACGGTATTCATTCTAACTATGAAGTTAAAGTTGGTATTGCAAACATTCGTCCTGCTGGGACAATAGCTGGTTCCGAATACGGTGATTTTGATGTTGTCATTAGATTTGTTGATCAATCTAAACTACCAACAACACCATTTGTAAGTGAAGATGATGATTTGCGTCCAAGTATAGTTGAACAATTTAAGTGTAATCTTGATCCAAATTCTCCACGTTACATAACAAGAGTTATTGGTGATAGATATTTAACAGTAAATGATGACGGAAAAGTAATTGTTAATGGTGATTATTCAAATAAATCAAAATATGTTCGTGTTGAAGTAACTGAGGCAGTTAATAATGGTGGTGTTTCACCTAATTTAGTTCCCTTTGGATTCCGTGCTCCAAAATCACCGATACCGTCTGCATTCACACAACCACCCGCTGCATCATATGTTGCATCGCAAACTGCAGGTGGATCATATAACAGACGAGTTTATTGGGGATTCAATTTTGATTTCGCAAATACAGATAACTTTAATTATTTAAGACCTTTGCCGATAATTGCAAACCAAACAACTGGCAGTAATACTGATTTTTATTTGGGTGATTATCAACAAGATGCTGGTGCTAATTTCCCAACGTCTGCTATTGCATATAGTTCTTCAATTGATTTGACAACAAATACTGCATTAGATTCACGTAAATTTATAGTTCCATTCCAAGGTGGATTTGATGGCCATAAACCACATTTACAAAAGAAACTTGGAACTTATATTGAAGCTGGAAATACACAAGGATTTGATATATCAAACTCTTCAGCAGATGGATATAATTCATACAAAAAGGCACTTGCTAGTGTTTCAAATGCAGATGAATTTGATATTAATATGATTGCAACTCCCGGTGTCCTTCATTCATTACATTCTGCCATAACTTCTTATGCTAAAGATGTTTGTGAAGACCGTGGTGATTGTTTCTACGTAATGGATTCAACTGGAATAAACGATAA